TCAAAGGCATTTACGAATTACTTGCTAGACATCAAGATAAAGAAAGAACAGTTAGACTACGCAATGAATGGATTCCTATTGACCCAAGAGTTTGGCAGACAGGAATGGATGCCATTGTAAATGTTGGTTTAGGTAATGGTACAACTCAAGAAAGAATGCAATATCTAGGTCAAATAGCATCAAAGCAAGAACAGATATTACAAACATTAGGTGCTTCTAATCCTATTGTTGAGATGACTCAATATAGAAATACTATGGCAAAAATGGTTGAGTTAGCTGGATTTAAAGATGCTTCTATGTTCTTTAAAGAGGTCCCTGATATGACACCTGAACAAAGACAAGCTATGCAACAAAAGAAACCTGATGTTCAAGAGCAGTTAATTCAAGTTCAAATAGAGCAAATTAAAGCAGATATGCAGAAAGCAAATTCAAGATTACAGCTAGATACTGAAGAAATGAAGAGAAAAGATGATCTTGATAGAGATAAGTTAGATGCAGAAATTATGCTAAAGGCCGCAGAAATAGAGGCAAAATACGGTACTCAAGTAGAAACTACTGTTATTAGAGCATTAGTTGAAAGAGATAGAGAACAAATGAAAGCACAAACAAAATTAGTGAGTGATATGCAGAGAGTAAGACAATGAGTAATGTAGATGATTTAATATCTTTTGGAAAAAACGCAAGAAACATTTTAGAAGATGCAACATTTAAAGCTGTTATAGAAAGTGTTAAAAGTGATATTCATAATAATTGGAAATTAACTTCTCCACATGAATCAAAAGAAAGAGAAAGACACTATCAGCTTTTACAAGCAGTAGACTTGCTTGAAGAAAAATTATGGGCGGTGGCTGACAACGCACATATTTTAAAAATAAAATCAGAAAATATTGTCAAAAACAAAAAAGGAGTTTAATATGAACCAAGCGACAAACCCGATTGAGGAATCGCCTGAATTAAAATCAAGTGTAGACAAGGTTACAGACCTTTTGAATCGCCCAAGCGACAACTCAGAAACAAGTAATCAAATAGAGTCAAGAGAACAAGAATACGAAGATGTTCCTATTGGCGAGGAGTTGACAGAAGAATCTGAATTGGAAACTTTTGAGTCTGAAGAATATGACGAAGAAATCCAAGAAGATCAAAACGATTCCGAACTGTATGCAGACGAACAAATCGAAGAAAATTTTGAAGATGATTTGCAACAAGATTTAATTGAAGTCAAGATTGACGGAAAAATAGAGCAAATATCATTAGATGAATTGAGAAATGGATATTCAAGGCAACAGCATTTTACTAGGCAGAGTCAAAAACTTGCAGAAGAAAAAAAGCAATTTGAAATAGACTCTACTAAAGTATTAGAAGAGAGACAGCAATATGCTCAACTCTTAGGAACTTTAGAGCAACAAATACAGGGTTTCGATAATGAACCTGAACCTGACTGGAATTCTTTGTATGAGATAGACCCAGTAGAAGCTAGTAAAAAACAACATGAGTACAATTCTTATAAGCAAACTAAAGCAGATAAGCTACAAGCTATCGCAGTTGAAAAACAAAGAATTGCAAATGAAAATAGACAAGCTGAGATGATTCAATATCAAAAAATATTGTCTACTGAAGCTCAAAGATTATCTGAGTTTATTCCAAGTTGGAAAGACCAGAGTGTGGCTACTAAAGAAAAAGCTGAATTAAAAGAATTTTTAATCAGCAAAGGTGTTTCAGAAGAAGAAATATCTGCTCTAGTAAAAGCTAATCATGTCTCTGTATTAAGAGATGCTATGTTGTTTAATAAAGGCAAAAGAAAAGTTGTTAAAAAAAGAACCGCTACAAAAGGACCTAAAGTTCTAAGAAGCGGTAGTAAAAAAGCACCTAAGAAAACTGACGCATTTAAGAAAGCTACTTCTAATCTAAAAAAGAGTGGAAAATGGCAAGATGCACATTCTGCCGTTTCCATGTTGTTAAACGAATAATAATTAATAGGATATTACAATGGCAATAATTGCAAATACATTTACCCGCTATGCGGCTGTAGGTATTCGTGAAGAACTTAGCAATATCATCTATAACATTTCTCCTGAAGAAACTCCATTTATGTCAAATGGTGGTAGAGAGACCGTAACTAATACTTTTTATGAGTGGCAAACAGACTCATTAGCGGATGCTTCTACAAACTATCAGATTGATGGCGATGATATAGCGGCTTTTCCGGTGACTGCACCGACAACAAGAATTGGAAATTACACAAATATTTCAAGAAAACTTGTTGTATTAGCTGACAATTTAGAAGTTATCAATGAAGCAGGCCGAACATCAGAGCTTGCCTATCAAATCACAAAACTAGGTCAAGAGCTAAAAAGAGATCAAGAAAAAACTCTTATGGCAAATTCAGCCGCAGTTGGTGGTGGTACAGGCGTAGCAAGACAGACAGCTGGTTTACCAGCATGGCTTAAAACAAACTCCGATAGAGGTACTGGTGGAACTGATCCAACAGTTCTTAACGGTACTGTTAATAATGCGGCTGGTGATTCAACCAATGCTAACAAAAGAGCTTTCACTTTGAGCATACTTGATAATGTTATCGAAAAAGTATGGGCTCAAGGAGGAACTCCTAAGATGCTTATGGTTGGGCCCCACAACAAAACAGTTGTCTCTGGTTTTGCCGGAATTGCAGCCAACAGATACCAAATAACTAAGCCTGAAGCTGGAGTTATTATTGGTGCGGCTGACATTTATGTTTCTGATTTTGGAAGCGTGAATATTGTTCCAAATAGATTCCAAAGAGAAAGAGATGCTTATGTTCTTGATCCAGAATTCTATTGTACTACTTTCCTAAGACCATTGGAAGTAATAGAATTAGCTAAAACTGGTGATGCAGAAAAACGCATGATCTTAGCTGAATATGGACTTAAAGTTAAAAATGAAGCCGCCCTTGGGGTTGCCGCAGATTTAACAGATTCATAATACTGAATAGGGAAGGGTGGAGTTTAAAAGCTTCACCCAAACTTAAAATGAATAAAAAAAGATTAATTAGTTTTGATAATGATACAAAAATATCAAACAACTTTACATTTGAAGAAGATGCTTCAGGTAACGGAGATCACACTTTTGTTTTAAGTAGAGAACAAGATGTTACTGCAATAATAAAAGACAACAAAGAACAGTTTAATGAAAGCGACAAAAGAGACCCTTATGGTCACTGGAATAAAGTTGCTTCAATACCCATGGTTTTATATTACGATTTAAAAGCTAAAGGTATTTTAGATGATCCAAAAGCCGTTAAAAAATGGCTTAATGATCCTGATAATAGAGCATTTAGAACTAGAGAAGGTACTATTTAATGGCTTTAGGTAATTATGCAGAATTAAAAGATAGTATAGCAGATTGGCTTAATAGAACTGATTTAACAAATGTTATACCAGATTTTATTACTTTAGCTGAAGCTCAGTTAAATAAAGAAGTTAGAAATAGAAAAATGATTAAAAGAGCAACAGCGACTATAGATTCTCAGTATAGTGCTGTTCCAGCCGATTGGTTACAAACAGTTGATTTTGTCGTTGAAGCAAATCCTGTTGTAACTTTAGAATTTATAACAAATGAACAACTTGATAAATTAAGAAGAACTTATACATCAGGTGGAACACCAAAATTTTACACAATAGTGGGTCAAGAGTTGGAAGTATTACCAATTCCAGATAGTGGAACCTTAACAGGAGAAATTACTTACTATAGTAAGATACCAAGTCTATCAGCAACTAATACAACTAATTGGCTTATCAATAGTAGTCCAGATATTTACTTATATGCTACTTTATTGCAATCGGCTCCTTATCTTGTTGATGATGCTAGAATTAGTGTTTGGGCAAGTCTTTATCAAAAGTTAGTTAAAGATTTGGAAATCGCCGATCAAAGAGCAAGAGTAGGTGATTCAACTTTAAAAATGAAAGCAAAGGCATTACAATAAGGAGATTAAAATGAGTTTTAGTGATTATTTAGAAAATAAAATTCTTGCATACACCTTTAGTGGTACAGCCTTCACACCTGCTAGTACAAAATATTTAGCTTTATATACTGTAGCTCCAGGTGATGATGGTACCGGAGGTACAGAAGTTTCAACTACTGGAACAGGTTATGCAAGACAACAGGTAGCTTTTACAACTACCAACAGCCAATCGTCAAATACTGCGGCTGTAGAATACCCAACAGCAACAGCAAGTTACGGAACAGTTGTGGCAGTAGGTGTATTAGATGCTACGACAGGCGGTAATTTATATGCAGTAGGAACTTTAGCAACTCAAAAACCTATTTCGGTTGGAGATGTGTTTAGAGTACCAGCTGGTGATTTAGATATTGATTTAACATAAGGTAATAAATGTCCGGAACAAGAAATTATAGTCAAGGTGGATATAGCTCAAATGTTTTTGGAACATGGGGATATAGTGATGCCTCATGCTCTATAACAGCTACTTCTACTTTTACTAATAGAGCATTTCGAGGTTACGGAAAAGGTGCTTATGGATCAAATGTTTTTGGAATATGGGCAGAATATGATAGTGGCCCAATTTCTTGCTCCTCATCATCTAGTTTAAGTTTATCGGCTGCCGTACCCGTTGACACATATTCATCAGGTGAATATGGATACGGAAATTACTCAGCCGGAACTATTAGAGAAGCAAGTATAACTATTAATGCTGTAGGAAGTGTAACTGCCGTTGGTGGATATGTTGCAAGTGGACTACCTACAGTAAATGCAGTAGCGACTATTTCATTACTAGGACAAGTAGTAAGTGGTGGAATAATACCGGCTCAAGCAACTTCATCATTAAGTGTAATAGCGACTGTTACATTTAGTGGTAACCCTCAAGTAATACAAGGTGTATCAAATGTAACAGTTACGCCTGTTAGAGTAGTGTTTATAGATGTTTCAAATATATCAGCTCAATCATCTACAAACTTTAGTGCAAGATTAAAATGGGTTGATGAACCAAACGCAACTACTAATTGGACTGAAGTCTATAAAGTTGCGGCTTAATTTAGGAGAAAACAAATGGCAGATACAACAACAACAAATCTGAATCTGACTAAACCAGAGGTAGGCGCCTCTACAGATACCTGGGGAACAAAATTAAACACCGATCTTGATTCTCTTGATGCTCTTTTCGCCGCCGCTGGTTCAGGAACTTCAGTTGGACTACAAGTAGGTTCAGGAAAAACTTTAAGTGTAGGCGGAACTCTAGTAGGTAGCGGAACAATTACACTAGATAATTCAAGCATTTCAGCAACAGGATCCACAATATCTAATTTAGGAACTGTAACTACAGTTGATTTAAATGGTGGAACTATTGACGGAGTAACTATCGGAGCTACTACAGCCGGAGCAATTACAGCCACAAATTTAACAGGTACAGGCACAATTAATTTTAATGGTGCTACCGTTAGTGATTTAGGTTCTGTAACTACAGTTGACTTAAATGGTGGAACTATTGACGGAACAGCAATAGGTGGTTCTGTAGCAAGTACAGTTACAGCTACAATTTTAAAATCAACAAGTACAAGAGAAACAAGTAGCAATGTTACACAATCTACAGGAACATTAACTTTAGATTGTTCTACAGGAAATGCTTTTTCTTTTACACCTACACAAAACATAACAACATTAACAATTAACAATATACCAGCTTCAGGAGATGCTTACAGCATGGTCTTAAAAATAGGTGGTTCATCATATACTATTGCATGGGGCGCCGCTGTTAAGTGGGCAGGTGGTCAAGCACCAGCTTTATCAAGTTCAAATCATGATGTAATTGTTTTAATGACAGTTGATGGCGGAACTAATTGGTATGGATTTATTTCTGCTCAAGATATGTCATAATTAGGAGATAAAAATGAGTTTAGGCAACAACATGATTCTGGCTTCAGGTGCAGTTATTGAACCTGAAAATGTAAGTATTCCAATTCTTACACCAAGAGATGAAACTTTTACAATAACAGTCGTTAATTCTGGCGGTAATAAGTTTTATGCAAACGGACAAAATAGTTTGTATGTGCAACTATATCAAGGTTTTACATATAAATTTGACCAATCAGACGCAAGTAATTCAAGCCACCCTTTAGTGTTTAGTACAACAGAAGATGGTTCAAATTATACTACTGGCGTGTCAAGTTCTGGAACACCAGGTCAAGCTGGTGCTTATACTCAAATTATCGTGGCTAATTCTGCTCCAGCAACTTTATGGATAAAATGTAGCAATCATTCTGGTATGGGTTTCTCAACTCCAGTTAATGCTTTCAACAATATTCTATATACTACAGACGGAGCTTGGAATACTTCTGGTGATTTCACTTATCAATGGCAAAGAGGAGGAGGAGGTTCTTTCTCTAATATAGGTTCAGCAACAAGTAATTCTTATACTTTAACAGGTAGTGATGATGGACAGTATGTAAGATGTGCTGTAACATTAACTAATGATGCTGGAACAGCCACAGCTTATACTAATCTTTCAAATGTAAAACCTGGTCAATATGAGTATACAGGAACTAGCGGTACTGTCGGTTGGACTTGTCCTGCTGGAGTTACATCTATATCTATAATGGCTATAGGTAAAGGTGGAACTGGTTACTCTGTTTGTAATAATGTTACTTCTGGCACAGGCGGTAAAGGTGGAGCATTATCTTATAAAAACAATTACACAGTAACTCCTGGAACAACTTATTATCTTCACATGAACTCGTATATAAATGCACCTCATTATGCAAATGTGGCTGGATTTAGTACAAGTAGTGGTACAAGTAGTATTAGTAATTTTATCGTTGCCGCACAGCCAGGGGAAAATGGAACTAGTGGTGGTGATGCCAGTAAAGGCGTAGGTGATGTTAAAAGAAATGGCGGTAATGCTTACGGAAATCTAGGCTCTGGTGCTGGAGCGGCTGGTTATTCTGGTGATGGTGGTAGTATGAACAACGGCAGTAATCAATCTGGTAATGCTGGTTCTGGCGGAGGCGGAGGTGCTGGTGCTTCTGTTCCAGCTTATCAAAGTGGTGGAGCTGGCTCTGGTGCTGGTGGAGGTGGAACTGGTAGATATGGAGAAGGTACAAGTGGAGCTGGTGGTGTTTATAATGGAAGTGTTACTACAAATAGATTCGGTGGCGGTGGCGGTGGCTCTGGCGCTGATGATGCCTTAGGTGTTGACTATCAATATACCGGAAGTGGTAGAAGTGGTACTGATTACGGCGGTGGTGGAGCTGGTGGCGGTGCTTGGTATGGTTGGGGCCCATGTTCAGGAGCAGGTAGTGGCGCAAAAGCTGTCGTAAGAATTTTATTTCCAGGTAACACTAGGTCATATCCAACTACAAACACGGAGAATTTGTAATGAGTGAATTAAGAGATATAAATGCTATCTATTATATTAGAGTTGAAAATGATGAAGCTGTTGGTGTTCCACAAGAAAAAGAAAACATTATTGATGCTTTAAATGAAAATCCTGAAGACCCTAATAATAACTGGGAACTAATAGATTGTTCAGCAGATTTTAATAACGATTTTGAGTGGACACTTTTACCTTATGAACAACTTGCTTCTGATACTTATGAAAAAATTAATGGAGTTTGGACTGTAGTTGAAAACAAAGAAGATATGTCTGGTCCAGTTTTAGTTCAAAAACAAGAGTTTATGAAACAAGAATTAGAATCAGGTAGAGATTTTCAACTTGCTTTAGCAATAGAAGATAAAGGTAAAGAAACAGACCCAGAAAAAATTGCTTTATGGGAAGGTTTTATTATTGAACTAGAAGATTGGGTTTTTGACCCTAATGACCCTAATCCTACTTTACCACCTTTACCTGCACCGCTATATCCACCAGAGGAAGAAGTTATACTTAATTAAAAGGAGTTCTTATGACTACATTATTATTAATACTAACAAGCATTGTTACAATATCATCTTTGATATGTAGTTTTGTTCCTACAAATATATTACCTGAAAAATTTAAAAAAATAATAAAAATTTTAGCTTTGAATTTTAACAATGTGCATTACGACTGCAATCACAAGAAGAAGAAAAAGAGCAGTTAAATGAGTGGTCTTTCAGAACTTGAACAAGGTAAATTAATAGAAGCAGTTGAAAGTCTTGAAAAACAAGTAACGAGATTAAACACAAGACTTGATACTCTTGAAGGACAAATGAAATCAGGAAAAGGAGTTGTTATAGGAATATTTTTAACAGCAAGTGGTATTTCTGCCGCAGTTGTTGGTTTGTTTGGAAAAATGTTTGGGTAATAACAACAAGCAGTTAGGCAGAGTTGGTGAATTAATGGTTTGTTTTGAATTAGAAAAACTTGGTTATAATACCTCTTTAGTTGATGCTGAAGGTTATGACATTGTAGTTAATGTTTTAAATAAACCTTTAAGACTTCAAGTTAAATCTTCTAGCACAACAGATAAACAATCAGCAAAAGGTGGTAAACCTAGATACAATTTTTCAACTTCAGTAGGTAGAGTAAAAAGAAAACTTACAAAAGAAGATACTGATATTGTTGCTTTAGCATCAATAAAACAACAAAGAATACTTTTTAAAAATGTTTCTGAAATTACAGGTCCTACAACTAAAATTAGTGAAGCTCATTTTTATGAACCAAATATTACAAAAGATTCTTTTGAAAAATGTTTAAATAGTGAAAAAATAATATGAGTTTATTAGCAACATCTTTAATAGGAAATGTATCTAAAATATTAGATAAGTTTATTCCAGACAAAGATTTAAAAGTTAAAGTCGAATCTGAGTTAGTAGCTTCTATTAATGATATAGATAAAGCTCAAGCACAAATTAATTTACAAGATGCTAAAAGTTCTAATTTATTTCAATCAATGTGGAGACCTACTCTTTGTTGGATTTTAGTATTATCTTTTAGTTTGCAGTATTTTTTCTCTCCAATTCTTGCTATATTTGACATTGATATACCACAAGCTGATATGTCCGTTATGATGCCTGTACTGTTTGGAGTTTTAGGACTTGGTACTCTTAGAACTTACGAACTTAAAACTGGAGTTAAAAAATAATGCCTTATGTTGAATTAAAAATACCAAGTGGAGTTTATAAGAACGGAACAGAATTGCAGTCAAAAGGTCGTTGGAATGATTGTAACTTAGTTCGTTGGAACAATAATGCTATGCAACCAGTAAGAGGTTGGAGTCAATTAGGAACACAAACTGCAACAGGTAAAGCAAGAAAAATGATCTCATGGACTGATAATGCTAGAAACAGAAGATTAGGCGTAGGTACTTCTAGTAAATTGTATTATTACACCATTGAAGGAGATCAGTACGATATTACTCCGTCTGGGTTTGTAGCAGGTCAAGACAACGCAACAGAAAATGTTTCTTATGGTAATTATGTTTATGGTACAGGAAATTATGGATCGCAAAGACCAGATCATGGAATATGGGACCCTTGCACAACTTGGTCTTTAGATAATTGGGGTGAGTATTTAGTTGGTTGCAGTACAACAGATGGAAAAGTTTATGAGTGGCAATTAAATTCAAATATTGTAGCTCAACAAATTGCTAATTGCCCAACAAGTAATCAAGGTATAATTGTTACAGAAGAAAGATCATTAATGCTTTTAGGTGCTGGTGGAGACCCAAAAAAAATACAATGGTCTGATTTAGAAGATAATACAGATTGGACACCAAGTGGAACCAATCAAACTGGTAGCTTTAATCTTAATGGTAATGGAAAAGTAATAACAGCAATAAGAACTAAAGGGCAAATACTTATACTATCAACTATTGATGCTTACACATCAACTTATGTTGGATTACCTTTTGTTTATTCTTTTGAAAGAGTTGGCTCTAATTGTGGAGTTATTTCAGCAAACTCAGTTGTTGCTACTGATACATTTGCAGTATGGATGGGAAATGGTGATTTCTTTATCTATGATGGAATTGTAAAACCATTACCAAGTGATGTTGGTGATTATGTATTTAACGATTATAATACAAGTCAAAAAAGTAAAGTATATGCTTTTAATAATTCTCAATATTCTGAAATATGGTGGTTTTATCCAAGCTCAGACAGTACAGAAAATAATAGATATGTAGCATGGAACTATAAAGAAAATCATTGGACTGTAGGTAATTTATCAAGAACTTGTGCCGAAGATGAAGGTATATTTTTAAATCCAGTTATGATTGGATCCGATTATAAACTTTATGAACATGAAACTGGATATTCATACTTAGGAGAATCAGCAAGTGTTTTTGCTGAATCGGGGCCCTATCAAATAGATCAACCTAGTGGTAGATTAATGAATGTTTTACAATTAATACCAGATGAAAATACTTTAGGAGATGTTTCTGCTAAATTTAAAGTTAAAAATTATCCAACAGGAACAGAAACAACATTTCCAAGTAGTGGTTCTTTTACTTTAGCTAATCCAACTGATGTTAGATTTACTGCAAAAGAAGTAAAGCTTAGAGTTGAAACTGCTAGAAATACAGATTGGAGAGTAGGTAATATGCAAATATTTGTAAGATCAGGTGGAGGTAGAGGATAATGAGATTGCCATTACCAATGCAAGAATATAACTCTAGTGTTGTTCAACAGACAAATAATACTTTAGAGCAAGAAGATAAAAAAAATTTTAAAAAAGATACTGATATTAATATTAATGATGGAAGATTAATATTAAAATCACCTAACGGAACTAGATATAATATTACAGTAGATAATTCAGGTAACATAACAGCGAGTACAATATGACAATAGAAAATTTTGATAAATGTTGCGAAAGCATACAGAAAGCTTTAGACTATGGTAAGAACAGTCATACTCTTAATGATGTAAGACAAAGTATAGCCAAAGGTGAAATGTTTTTTCATTCTTTAGGAAACTCCTTCATTGTTACTGAAGTTCATGTATTTCCACAATATTATAATTTACATGGTTTTTTAGCCGGTGGTCATACAGAAGAAATAAAACAAATAATGCCTATATTAGAAAATAAAGCAAGAGAGGTAGGTTGCAAATATACAACTTTAACAGGAAGAAAAGGTTGGCAAAGAGAGTTTAAAGATGTTGGTTATAATCCAACTTTCTTTACATTAGACAAGGAGTTATAGAAATGGGAAAATCAAAATCAAGTGGAAGTTCAGAGCTAGACCCAGCCATTAAGGCAATGATGCAAGAAACCTTTAACATTGGTAAAGGTGCTGTAATGGAATCAGTAGATACAGGTCGTAGAGATATGTATGGTCAACCTATTATGGAAGAAAGATTAAAAGATTATCAAGCTTTTGAAGGTCCAAGATTTGCGAGTCCTAGTGCTGTTACAGGATTGGGTGAAGCTAGTTTATCAAATTATTTAAACACAAATAAACCATTTCAACAAACTGAAAGACTTGATGATCTTTATGGAAGAATGTCAAATGTTGCTAATTATACTCCTGACAATGTAAGTGCAGATACAGTTACATCAAGAGATGTAGCCGCCGGTCTTATAGATTTACCAAGTGAAATAGCTAGAACAATGGTTAACTCAAGAGAAGTTGGACAAGAAAGAGTTGCAGACCCTAACGATATAACTGCTAGAGAAGTTTTTGAAAGAGACTTTAATATAGAAAGAGTAGATGCTCCAGGTTTAATTAATCCTCAGACTTTAGCTGAAACTTCTTTAGACCCATACATGAACCCATATAACTCAATGGTAAGAGATGTAACTATCAATCAAATTGAAGAAGCTAGAGATAGACAACTATCAGAGCTTCAGAGTAGAGCCATACAGGCAGGAGCTTTTGGCGGTACTAGAGAAGATGTTGAATCCGGAATGATACAAGGAAAAGCTTTATCTGAGATAGCAAAACAAACAGCACAATTAGGTCAACAAGGTTTTAATCAAGCAACGCAATTAGCTACTCAAGACTTAGGTTTATTAAATCAAGCTGAAAGAGATAACATTGTGAATCTTAGAGAGGCACAAAGATTAAATCAAGCAACTGATTTAGCCGCCGAGCAATCAATGTTAGATGCGGCCATGGAAGCACAAAGATTAAATCAAGCCAGAGATTTATCACTAGGTCAATTTAATACAGAAATGATGCAACAGTCTGCTTTAGCAAATCAAGCCAACGCAAGAGAAATTGATTTAGCAAATGCTACTAGAGATTTACAAGCACAAGGCATGAATCAAGAAGATGCTTTTAGAGTTGCTCAATCAAATGTAGATAATAAGTATAGAGCCCAAGCACAGAATGTATCTAATACATTACAAGCAGATTTAGCCAATCAATCATCATCATTACAGGCTGCCGGTATGAATCAAGAATCAAATTTACAGGCCGCTTTAGCAAATCAAGGAGCAGGGCTTGAAGCTAACGCATTAAATCAACAAGGTTTATTATCAGCGGCAGGATTAGCTGATGCGTCAAATCAATCAACTGTAGATAGATTTAATCAAATGAGAGAGATTGGTTCTGTTCAAGATGCAAGAGAACAGCAAAATTATGATTTTGATTATCAACAGTATCAAGACGAGCAAACTTATCAGATGATGTTAGCACAATTCTTAGGTGGTCTGTTAAGTGGATTCCCAACACCTTTATCTTCAAATCAGAAGATGACAGATACAAGAATATTTAGTTAGAGGAAAATAAAATGGATATGTTTGAAGATTACGATAAAAGAAAAAAAATGTTAGACAAATTTATAATGAAAAAATATCCTGACTTTTCTACTGAAGCTGGTAGCGGTGATGCAAGAAGAGAAGCTCAGTTTGGTTTTGGAAAAGATACTATTTTTGGTCCAAATTATGTAATTCCAGAAGGTACAAAATTGCCAATAAATCCAAATAATCCAAACTTAATAAGTAGAGATGTTAATTTAAACGATTCACAACGAGCATTAGGTTTAAATATTTTAGAAAATGCACCAAGCGGTTTAGGAGCATCAAAACCTCCTGTTGTAGGTCCTTTAACTGACTTTAAACAATTTGGAGGGATTAAAAGTATTATTGGAGATGCTATGTATGCCAACAATAAAATCGGTATTAGTTCTAAAGATGCACAACAAAGTAAAATAAATACACAATTTTATAATGAAAGAAAATATGTAGTAAATCCAAATAATGCAAAAGTTCTTTTTGATAGTGAAAGCAAAGATGAAATTAAAACAACTTTAGCAAATGTAGAAGCTTTAGGTGTTCAAAATGCTATTGTTATGAATAGAGAAGAATTACAAAATTTTAGAAAATCTCTTGCTTCAGAAGAAACTACTGATTCTTTTGCAAGAAGAATTCCAACAGATGAGATTATTCAAAGCTCATTAATTGCAACAACAGAATCAGGAAGAGTCGATCCTTTATCTGAGATAGTAACAAATCAAATTAGATTTGCTTTAAATCCTCTTGATCAAGATGACAGAACTTTTGATGAAATAAAAAATTCTTACGATCAAAATATTCAAGGAAAAAGATTTAATTATCAATTATATGATGCTAATGGAAAAGCTCTTAGTGAAGAAGATCAAAATGAAATATATGGTGTAGGCATAGAAAATCCTTATGTACCTATTCCTGATAATTTTAATGTTGACTATGCTTCTGCTGGTGATCTTAAAGGCTTAGCTGGAAGATCAATGAGTGGTCTTTTTAATTTTTTTGGAGCTGAAGCTCCTGCCAATTTTGCAAGACAGACAACTGCTAATCAAGCCTCATTTGATGGATTACTTCAACCAATACTTTGGTTTAGAGCAAGAGCTTTAATGCCAAAACCAACATCAAAAGAAATAGATCAACAAAGATTATTATTACCAAGTTTTAATAAAAATGATTTTAAAAATGCCTCTTTAACTAAAACTGCTATTGTTGATATGCAATCAAAATTAAGAAATGCTTTACAGAAAAGAGAAAATATAAAAAACAATGTTACAGGTGGAAAACTAGAAGAATACGATCAAGCATTGATAGATCAAGCTCCGGCTATGATTGAATTATTAAAGGCTATGTATAAACAATTTGAAGAACAAGGAACTACTGGGCAAGGAGCTAGACAAAAAAGTTATGAACTTAATCCAGTTGTTCCTAATAGAGGTTAATAATGGTTTCAATTTTAGATGAAGAAGAAAAAAAGAAAAAATTATTAAGTAATGATGAATTTCTTTTTTTAGATAAACTTCAAAGACAAGATAAGCTTACTGGAGGATATTACAATCCTATAAATGATGCTAGTTCAAGACCAAGAAATTTAGAACTATTACAAGGAATATTAAGTAATAATAAAATTCCTAATGAAGAATATTCTAATGCTCTACAAAGCGAAATTTATTCACCATTACTTAATCAACAAAAAATTATGGATAGAAGTCCAGCAACAAATTTTGGAGGTGATGCTTTATCAAGTTTATTAGCTTTACCTGGTGATTTAACTGATATTGGATACAATGTTCCTCGTCATTATCTAAGTGGACAAAATTTAGCCAACATAGGCATATCTGGTTTTGAAGGTATAAGAGATATTGTTGCTGATAAGAATTTTACTCCAAGACCTCCAAGAATAGATAGATATGATGTTCCTAAAAAGATAGATGTAAGTGGAAAAATAAAAGATGTTTTATTTGAAGATTTTAATATTGGAAGTGGTAGCGATCCAAGAAATGTAGGGCCCGATAATTTTGCTTCATCTTTTGGTAAAAACTTTGGAGACTTTACTAAGTTTAGTTTAAGTTCTCAACTTTTACTTTCTAAGTATGGGCAAGGAAGTAAATACTTTGATGATATGTATAATGCTATGGTAAAATCTCCAAAAACATTTTTAGCTTCATCTGTTACAGGAGATTTAGCAGGATCAAATATATATACATACGCAGAAAAAAATGATTGGGGCCCAACCGCTACTATGGGTGCTGTATTAGTTGCAAGTACAGTAGGTATGATTCCTGGTGGATTAGTGTCTGGAGGAAAATCTACTTATAATAAAGTTTTAACAGGTGAGGGAATGTTAGGGAAATTAAAAGGCCCTTTTGAAGCTATTGCTAATTTTGGTAACAGTATGAAGTTAAGAATTAGTTCAGACCCTCAAGCAGTTCAGAATTTATTAGCTTCAAAATTATCTAGAGAATTAGCTAAAGACCCAGATGCAAATATTGATGACATTATTAAAAGATTTGTTGATGAAGATATACCACAATTAAGTGCTATGTCTGATGAAGAGCTTTTAAAAATTTCTACAAGAGAAGGTCAAGGTTATGGTATACCGGCTCGTATAGCAGATGATGAAACTATTACAGCTTTTAGTAATTGGGCCGCATCTAACAATCAAAGCTTTAATCAAGTATTAACAAGTTTAATAAATAAAAATGCTAAGAATGTTATATTGGCTGATGATTTAAAACCAACAGGAGACCCAGATATATTTGTTGCGGAAATCAAATCACTTTTTAATAATCAATCACAAGAATATGGAAAAAAGTTTGTAACATATTTAGATGATTATGAAAAAATACTCACAAAAGAATTTGGTTTTACTCCTGCTGAAGCTAATTTAGAGATCGCAAAGTTAATTAGAAAATCATACAAACAAACACGACAGGCAGAAAGCAATGCTTGGGGCAAATTAGATAAAAGAGAATTTATGGGTATTGAATTGCCAAAAGATTTCTTTGCACCTATGATAGCTGTAAGAAATAAATTGGCTGAACAAATGCAAATAGATGATACTCCTGTTCTTCCTGGAAACATAAACAAAGAATTAAATGCTATTTTATCAAAGGTAGAAAAAGGAGATAAAATAACTTTTGGAGAATTAAAATCTTTTCAAACACAACTTAGAACTTCAATGGAAGCAATTAACACAGGTCCTTTAAGTAAGAACGCAGGTGTTCATTTTAATCTTTCAGAGTTAGAAAAATCTTTATTTGAAAACTCAGACATTTTTATAAGTAATCAAGGCAAAGAGTTTGCAGAATTATTACAACAAGCTAAATATCATACATTCAATAAGTATGAAACTTATGAGAGAAACAATATAATTAATTCAGTAATGAGTAAAAGCTCAAGAGGAAATTATAATTTAAATGATAGATACACCGCAAAAACAATATTAGATTTTGATCCAAAATATCTTGGAGAAGATATTAATGTTATTAGAACTGTTCTTGAAAGTGCAGATGATAACATAACAAAATCTTATTTTGGTCCACCAGATAGAACAGGAAGATTAAGACAACCTGAATTAAAAATAGATGGCGATAGAGCTTTTCAAAGTATAGTAGGTGATATGGCAAATGTGGTTATAGGTACAGACGGAAAAGTTAATGTAAGTAATTTTTACAGATGGATGAAAGATAACAAAGATACTATTAATAATTTTCCAAGACTAAAAGAAATATTAGAAAAATATAAAACAAACTTTTCTGAATTAGAAAAAGATTTATCTTCTAATATTTTTGGATTAAAACCAATAAACAAGGACCCTGTTACAGGTAAAATTAATTTTGAAGTTGATAAGAGAAGTGCTTTCTATGGTTTATTAGAAACTGATAATGGTGTTCCAATAGTTCAAAAGGCTATGTTTGACCCTCAAAATGGCGGTAATAAAATTAGAACAATATCACAAGCTCTTGAAAATGATAAATCTTTAAAAGATGGATTTAATGTAACAGTATTTGACGGATTAATTGATGATGCTTTAAAAAGTGCTAATCCAGTTTTACAACTACAAAAAAGATTAGATCAATCTATTGGAGGTGAAACTCTAAGAGAAGTTTTAATAGCAGAAAAAATATTAACTGAAAAACAATTATCTCATTGGCAAAAAAGTTTTAACAGTTTTACTAAAGATGTTGATTTTATGAATCTAAAATTATTTCAAGATCAGACAACCGCTATGGCAACAAGTGATGCTTTATCTGCCATATTTAGAGGCATGGGTTCTAAAGGTTTTAGTAAATTAATGGGTAGTGCAACAGGAAGTTCAGGATCAAGTCTTATTATTGCAGGTCGTGGCTCTCAAATAGGGCAAAAATTATTTGGGGGTGTTGCAAACAATAA